CACACAACAAATCGTTGTCTGCAAGAACTGGTGTTGTACGTCTTGTTGATAAAAAGATGTCATATAATGTTGGTTCTGTAATTAAGGAAGACTGGGCGTTCATGAGTGAACCTAATCCAAGTAGTGGTATTCCCAATGGTTCTAATTTAGGTCCGACAGATGTTGCTGGAACAAGCACATTCAATCTTTATAGAACATCTAAACTGTATAATCCAAAGTCATCAATAGGTTCTGACACATTCTCTTATGTAGATATGTCTCCATCGAATGATTATGATGCCACATACACGGTTACAATGTTTGGTCAACACGGTGTAACTGAGGAAATTCAACATGTGATAGGGGTCTATAAAACATATCCGGGGGTACCTACAGATGAAAAAACGGTTGTTCAGAACGCTTATGATAATAATGAGTATTATAATCTTAATATCAATCTGACAGATCCAATATTGGAACCAGTCGATATCGACCTTCTTGATGCGGACGGAGCTATATTGAGATCAGCAAAATCGACACCAAATCTTTCTGGTACGGAAAACAGCGCCTCATTTACAAATCTTGAAGGAGGCAGGTCTTATAGTATAAGATTGAGCGCTACTGGTTTTGATACAAAAACGCAATCGGTTTCTCCATTCAACAAGGATACCACTATGAACGTATATATGAATGCCAATAGCCATAGGCTTTACTGTTATACCACGTTCAATTCAACAACTGTAGTACAGTTACCGAATAACCAAAAATTCTTTACGGAAACATCGGATCAACCGTTTATAGTAACAGCTACAGACAGTAATCTATCCGATGATATAAAACAGATCAATGAATCAACTGGTAGAGTTGAGCCAATATTTGGTGTAAGTTTGTTTAATGCGGAGCCACGCAATCCTGAAATATATTCATTTGTTGATTTTAATCTTTCTGGATTACAACATTCATGCACGCTTCAGCAGGTACTTGATAAGGTTTGGCCAAATAGGGATGGCTATGTAGCTGTTTGGTGTTACTTTAGGGACATAGCGACAACATAATATATATATATGGTAACTAATTTTGCAACAATCACACCTGATTCCGGTTCAGGAGACGCTACGTTGACTATAAGCGCGACTAAAAACACCGGACGAAACTCACGCACAGTAACCATCTCCGCAAGAGAAACAAGCGGAACATTAACATCAAGCAATAACCTTGAGATTACTCAGGAAGGTGCAACAGAGTTCATAAAAATTTCTTCTGTCGGAACAGCTGTCAAGGATGGAGGCAACGTAAATGTTGTATTTACATCTAACAGTAGTTCATTTATTGCAAAGGTTGAAGCTCCGACTGGATATTCTTCCCAAACTCCTATAATTAAGAGTATCAGTGTTAATGATTCTGCCGTTTCGCTGTCTGGCACAAATAATATTACTGTTACACCTACAGGAGATCCGGGAGCAACAGCTCAGTATACTGTAACAATGGTTGTAACGATTCCTACGAATGCGGCTACGTCTATTGTAAAGTACCCAGTAACAATAACATCAGCAACGACAGCATCTATCGTTGGTACTGGAGACATTAATCAGGCGGGAGCTGAAAAGTATCTTAAATTTACGAATAATCAGGGGGCTGAGATATCATTTATTCGCATTAATGCAGATGGCGCACCGTCAACAGGCGCAAAGATATCCTCCAATATTGCCTGGACGCTTACAACTGTTTAATTTGTTTAACACAGGGGACGGGTTATGCTCGTCCCTTAATATAATAGCTACATGAGTAATTTTTATATTAAGAGCGGCGATACATCCGGATCCGGAAATAGTGATATAGTTATTAGCACGTCCTCGCAAAACAATGGAAGAGAATCATTAAAGGGGCGGTTTAGGGTATCATTTGATAATAATGAGTATGCTACTATAAGTCTCGAGCAAGTTGGTGTTGGCAATATTCTCAATGTGTCAAGATATACCCAACATCTTAGCGCGAACGGGTCGGTCGTAACTATTTCTGGCACAGCAAATGTCAGTACCATAGCGACATCGATAGCTGGCAGTATTCGAGTAAATGGTAATGTTATTTCTAATTGGAATGGCGTAAGTCGTACATTTATTACCGGTGATCCCGGGAAGACATCCATATACGACTACATAATAACAATTGATGTTGGTACAAACACATCGTCTTATCCAAGGAACATAAATATTATTCTGTCAGACGGTAACAATATAACCAAAACGTTGAATATATCACAGGACGGAAATGGTAGTACACCTGAGCCACCGGCTGATAAGTATATGTACTTTAGCCGTACTACGATTAATTTCACATCTAATGGTGGTGTACAGACTTCATCAATAATGTCTAACGTAAATTGGAGGCTAAGTACATGAAGATAAGATATTACATTTATGCAATAATTACCTTTGTTATCATTGTGTTATCCGTATCATCATCAGTATTATATAAAAAGAATATCACACTTAATAGAGAGTTGGCGAAATCGAATAGTAATGTAAATGCTTACGAGTTATTCAATTCAGAACTAAAAGATAGTGTGCTCGTACTTAATTACACAATTAATGCGTTAAATAACTCTGTTGATAGCATCAATCAAAAAATGAATGCTGTGCGTAAAGAATTGCGCGTAAAAGACAAGGAGCTCGAGAGCATCTCAAGGCTTGTAATGACATCTTCCAAAAAAGATACGATAGTGCTTAGGGATACGGTATTCATAAAAGGCATGAAGATTGATACGACTCTCACTGATAATAGCTGGTACAATCTTGCGTTAAGCCTTGAATATCCAAACAAAATAACTGTGCGTCCGGAATTCAATAGCGATACATACATAGTAATATCGTCATCGAAAAGGATTGTCGGCAAGCCAAAAGTGTGTTGGATTGGCAGGCTGTTTCAAAAACGTCACGTTGTTGTCGAGGGCAGAATCGTAGAGAAAAATCCGTACATAAATGTAAATGAACAAAGGTTTATTAAAATAGTTGACTAATATGAAAGAAGATATAGAAGAGCCAATTATGGACGAGCCTGTTGATTGCAATCCTGATATTCCAAGTGATGACAAGTTTGTTAATAGAGGAAACGCAGTAGTATCTTGGATTGATAAGGGACTTAAGCTGCTCAGCAAAGAATATAGATGGCTAAGAATACTAAAGAACATCGCGATGATGTGCATTATTGCAATTTCTGTGTGGTTTCTCGTATTTCCTAAAAAATTTGTGAGTCACATTGCAAATTTAAGAGACGCAGTGCATAATGAAAAGCTTCAGAGAAGCCTTGATGTTCGTGTAGACATTCAGAAATATCTTGATAATGTAATTGATTACACAAATGCTCGATCTGCCACATTGTTTGAGTTACACAATACACAGGTTGGTTTCGGTGGAATACCATTCGTATACGCAAGTCCATCAATGGAATCATTACGCCAAGACATTAATTCATTCGCAAAAAATCTAAAAGACGTTAATTTGGCATTCATAAAAGCCGCGCAAGATGCCGGCAGAACAGGATCGTCACAAGGATATGTCGAGGATTTAAAAGACAACGACAAGTATTTATATGGACTTTTATCTGCTCCTGGCATAACATATTACTCTATGTTTTTAGTGCCGGGAGATAAACTTCCAATAGCATTTCTCGTCGTAGCTTATGATGAAAAACCAAGTTCGTTCAACGTTGAGCAGCGCACAGCTTATGCTATCGCTGAAAAATTACGCTATCGCTAAAAAAATTATCAATATGAAACTTTTACTAAAAAGGGTATTCAAGGCCGATACATATACTATAGGTAAACTATATGTTGACGGTAAATATTTTTCAAGTACGCTTGAGGATAAAGATCGTGGACTTGACCAAAAGATGCCGATAGAACAAATCAACAAACTCAAGGTGTATGGAGAGACGGCCATTCCGACCGGCACATATAAGATAACCCTTGACGTTGTATCGCCAAAGTTTAGGTGGAACAAATATTATAGGGATTTTTGTGATGGCAAGATACCAAGACTTATCAACGTGCCAGGATATAATGGCGTGCTTATTCATCCGTTCAATACAGCGGAGGAGTCGCTTGGTTGTATAGGGGTCGGCATAAACTCACAGAAAGGCCGTATAACGAACTCTCGTGCTTATTTTGAACGACTATACAGGATGATGCATGAAAGTGCGTCACAGGGCCAGGAAATAACAATTACAATAGTATAATATGAAAGATTTTCTACTTTATTTATGGCAGCTTCCGCAGAACTTGCTTGGCCTGTTCTGCATTATGTTTTACAAGCCTATCATAAAATACTATTATGAGGACGACAAGGGCCATAAATTCGTTGTTTATGGCCAACGGAATACTGGTAAGTCTTTCTCGCTTGGGAAATATCTGTTCTGCTTTTGTGATAAAGAAGGGGCTATTCGCGAGACTACGTTATATCACGAATATGGACATACGTTTCAAAGCAGGCGTCTTGGGTGGCTTTATCTGATTATTGTTGGAGCATACTCTGGTATACGTTGTTGGCTGTATTCCGGTGATGGCTATTATGACCATTATCCAGAAAAACAGGCCGATAAGTATGGTAATGTAAAATATAAGGAAAATTCAACGATACGTTATGTAGAAAAGAGGACATTGACCAAACTAAGAACGTCATACTTTCATAACGATGGTAGTTAGATTCTGTGCTGGTTGATTAAAAATGATTATCTTTGCGAAACAATCTTTAATTTAGGAGTTTATGGAAGGATTAAATATTGATTTCATTCAGACGCCGGAAGAGATTGATAATCTCTTTACTGGTGGTAACACAGAAACTAATGGTGAACCGTCAACCACAAATGGCGGTGAAGAAAAACACGAGGAACACAAGACCGAGGAGCCAGTCGATGTAGATAGTTTATTCTCAAACGACGATCCAGAGAGCGTAGGTAGTGTTGTTAAGAACGGCCAGGAGGAAACCGGTCATGGTGCCGAGACTTCTCCTAACAACGAAACAAACTTCTACTCTTCCACGCTTGACGCACTTGTGAAGGACGGTGTTCTTTCTGGCCTTAATGATGAGGATCTTGCCAAAGTGAAGACCGCTGAGGATTTCGCCGAGGCTATTAATAAAGTTGTCGAGTCTCGTTTTGATGAGTCACAGAAACGTATCAATGACGCACTTAACGCAGGAGTTGAGCCGACTGAGATTAAGAAAAACGAGTCGATAATCAAATATCTTGATAGTATCACTGAAGAGGACATAACCGCAAACGATGAGGAGGCAGACAAACTTAGGAGCAACATCATCGCGCAGGATATGCTCAATAGGGGATATTCAGAAGATAAGATCAAACGTGAGCTAAAGAAGTCTTTCGATGCCGGCACAGACATCGAGGACGCGAAAGAGGCTCTCGCTGCCAATAAGGAATATTATAAAAATATTTATAAAGACCTTGTTGACAAAGAACAGAAGGCTAGAAAGGAACAGGACGACAATAATCGTAAATCATTCGAGGAACTTAAAAAATCTATCATGGAAGACAAGGATATCTTTGGAACTCTTCCTATAGATAAGCAAGTTAGACAGAAGATTTATGATAATATCAGCAAGGCGTCTTATCGTGATGATAAGACTGGTCAAATGCTGACAGCTGTTCAGAAATACCAGAGAGAGAATCCAAAGGAGTTTATTAAGAATCTCGGTATAATCTATACCCTGACCGATGGTTTCTCGAATATTGAAAAACTTATTCAGAGTGGTGTCAAACGTCAGATGAAGAGTAGCCTTCGTGAATTGGAGCACACATTGTCGAATACCTCAAGAAATAGTGACGGAAGTCTCAATCTTTTGAGTGGAGTCACTGACGACAATTCGCCTGAATACTTTGGAAAGGGAGGATGGAGGCTCGATGTGTAGCAAAATATATTTTTTTTTAACAACATTTAATTAAACAAAATTATGGCCGGATTGCTCGGTAAGTATCAAATGGTAGGCTTTTCTCATTGGAAGGGTTGACTTACAAGTTAAGCTCTTGTAAAATTGGGTAAAAACGGTGAAGTCCTCCAATAATAAAGGATAATACCGTGCTAATACATAGGATAATACCTATGTACAGTGTAACGCATAGAAGATGAAACTATGAATAGAATATAATTCTTCCAAGAGTGCCCAACATTAATTCAATTAAAAATAGTCACAGAATTGATGAAAATATATGCTGGACTTACATAATGGTAAAGTGTAAGAACTAGAGGATAAAAAGCCTTTAGGATAACATAATTGCTAACTAAGGAAAATCACTTGGGCGCGATTTATCAGCTTGCGCCGCAGAAGGCAACTAACATAATGGTTCAGTTGCTTGCTTATTATAGGGGAAAGAGTTGGGATACATTCCTTAACACATTTCCTATTCATGAATTCGAGGATGACAGTGAATATACGTGGGAGGTTATTGGTTCAAGCCGTAGAAATGTCCCTCTTGTAGAGGCTCGTCTTGAAGATGGAACTCCTGTGACATCAGCATCTGGAATGGTCGGTGCGAATACCACTCCGTTCTATCTTGTGTTCAATGAGGATTGGTGCTCAGATGGCGAGTATGTAGTAGGTAACTTGAATGAGATTTATCAGTTCAGAATTCTTGGCGATCCTCGCATGGAGGGAAGTCAGGCCATATACAAGGTCGAGCTTGCCGGAGGGAATGTCAACGGAGTGCCTGCTGAGAGACTTCTTGCAGGAGAGAAATTCTCTATTGAAGCTGCGTTCGTCGAGCGTGAGCTGTCAAGGAAGGTTGGCGATATTTCGTTCTCGACTCCAGTATCCATGCGCAACGAGTGGTCTACCATTCGTCTTCAGCACAAGGTTCCTGGTTCGATGCTTAATAAGAAACTTGCTGTCGGTATTCCTATTGTAAAGGAGACTGCTGGTGGAAAGCTTGAGCACACGACATCAAACATGTGGATGCACAACGTTGAATGGGAGTTCGAGCAGACCTTTAGCGACTATAAGAACAACGCTATTCTGTTTGGTCGTTCAAACAGAAACGCGAATGGAGAATATCTCAACATCGGAAAGAGTGGAAATGCCATCAAGACAGGAGCCGGTCTCTTCGAGCAGATGGAGTATGGTAATACCATGTATTACAATGATACACATTCTGTAATGA